GTCTTGGTGACAGACAGTCTCCGTGCACCGGTGTATAACCCGGGGTCGCTAAGTTCTAATACGACCGGCATGGAAGCGTCGGAAACGGTTCTTGAAAGTATGGCTATCATCAAACTCCCCTCTATGAATTATTTAACAAGAACTGGACATCCTCTTCCGATGCCCGTGTCTTCATGATTTCCAACAATTCCCACATCACTTCTTCGATTTCCGGCACCATCTCTGTGGCCTCGATCAAAATCGTTGGACCTTCCCCAGATGGTGAATCGTCCCGCCCTTCAAGGTCGTCCAACTTATCAGATATATCCTGAATAGTGTCGGACACCTCATCGTTACCTTGAAACGTTATTGTAAAATCTTCAGCCATTATTATCCATCACGCTTACTGAACATATATTCCGCTCCGTTATTTTTCGATTCTATCCAGATTGTTGGTAAAATACGGAGTAAGATGGCCTGCCATTTTAGATCTATAGCCGAAGCGTCCACATCAATAAGAGGTAATGTGGATTCATCTTCATTATCAATCGGGATCGCTTCAGGTGGGATAATGAACCGAAACTCTATATCTTTGGTAACATTGGAGTCATTATTTGTTGCCACTGTAGTCGCTTTCGGTTGTTGTTGCGTCGGTTGAAATTTTCTTCAACATGTCATAAAAAAAGGTTTCTAATGCATCTACCGCTCCATCTGTTGAAATGGATATTGTCGGTAAAAAAAAATCATCATCGCTGTCTGGATCAGGATCATTTACAAGATATTTGAGCATCGATTTGATTTCAGCAGTGGTCGAAGATAACGATGCGTCTTCAAATACGATTGTAAAATTTACCCCCATCAGCCTACCGCCAGAGCATACATTGCGCCATTTTTAAGTGACTTTTCATACACTAACGAAAGAATTTTTAGAATGAGTGGTTGGACTGCAAATTCCACTTGGGACATATCGACCCAGACTTCCGGCCAATACGCCCGCATATCTTCATTATCAGATGGTACAAATGCGACAAAATTAAATTCGATCGTACCAATAAACGCCATTGCGATTAGGCCCCTGTAAATTTAGCGGTTGGGAGCTTTGAAATAACAGTACACGCCGTATCAATAGCGCCAACTTGGGGAAACGCCGAGCTGAATCTGAGAATACCCATTGTCAACATATATGGCGCAGTGCCGGCATTTGGAAAAAACTTAAAAAGCAGCATTTCCCCATCAAGTGCCGATAAAGCATCAGTTATACCATCTGTGAGCTCCGCTTTAAATGCGGCCGAACGAAGACTATCTACCTTGTGTCCATAGATTTCTTCATATCGTTGCACGTATTCCTGAGACGAATCGACTTCACCGGGTGAAAAACCATTCGTTTCAATTGTTGTGAATGTCGGAGTATAGTATTGGATGTAAATCCCCTTTACCACACCTCCTGTATGCGAAAGCGGATGCGCTTCGTAAAATTCTATGTGGGCGTATTTTCTTGAAATCGAAGAAGCCAAGATACCTCGACCGGTATTGTCTGGACGACGGTACAATGGGAAATCGGCTCGCTCCTGATGCGTATTAGGTGTTTGAAATATCTCAGACGATTCAATGAGAGCGGACGCTTGGGCACTTGTTTTAATTTGCCCAATTTCAATAGAGCCGACAGGAATATACGGGGGTCCGCCTGCGGCAGCTCGTGTTGTGCTAAACGTCGATCCTTCTGTGCCCTTAACCGCAGAAAGTGTCGTTCCGGTGAGAACGATGGAGTTAATAACATGAGTTAGTGACGATGCTCTGGTAACAGTGATTGTTGTCCCAGATACTATTTTTTGAACACCCTCAATCCATGCAATAAAACCAGTGGAATCTATCTCATTGACCCCAGAGCCGGGGGAAAGAATATCGATACCGGAGACCACCCCATCCGGCCTTACGTTCGGCCCGTATCCACTTCGCCCACTCCATACGGGACCCGCGACAGTAAACACCATCTGGTCCCCAGAATCCGTCATTGCGGTGTACGGCACCAGGGTTTGAGCACTTTCATATTGAATCTGTGCGTTTCCGGCTGTTCCCATTATAAGTTATCCGTATCATGTATGTATTCGACTTCGCAAATTATATCAAAACGATAAAATGGTTCAAAAAAAGCCGTGTTACGTTGTAGCTTTACGGTTACGCTTTCCGCCAAACCATTGACTGTCGGGTCATCGTATAGCTTTGCCCAAATGTCTTCAGCGAGTGTTGAAATGGCAGTGTCTGGTGCGTTTTTATCCAAGCCGTATGTGCGAAGGTTTATCGCCAAGACTGATCTCATGGCCAAAGATTGCCCCGATATACGCGCCTTGACAACACCATTATTCATTGGGGTCGGTAATCCGCCAGTGACGTAAATGATTGGGAATTGGAGTGAAGGGGTTTCTTTCAGTTCGTTGATTGACGAAACAACTTTACGCTTCACTGAATTGATAGCTGAAATAGAGGAAAGATCGATTGCTATTTGAGTAAGGATTCGTTCGCGTATGCTATTTGCCGCCACAATCTCAACTCCATGTTATCTGCGCTATCAACGGATAAATAATGACTTCGTTAACCAAATCAACTTCGTCGGCACTGGTAAGTCCCATAAATTCCCTTTGGGGCATTTTGCTCGTTCCATCTTGGTGATACTGCGCAATAGGAGACTCGCATTCAATGACCGCTCCAGTTGAGCCATTGGAGATAAACGAAATCGAATTAAGCATTGCCCCAGTGTCCCTTAGATTCGGTGTCCCTGTCTTTGGGGTATTGATGGAATATGGAGCAAAATCATTGTCGTTTACATCTATGCCTTTAAGAGTCCTTTTAACAATGCGATCAGCTACAAATTCGCCTGCGGAATCACCCAACTCAGAAGATGATATAAAATCCTCGATCATCTCAAGTGTCGATTTGGCTTCCCATTCGTTGACAATGACAGTCGCTGAAACGCCCATTAACTATACCCGCTTAATTCGCCTGACAGGTCTCTTGACCGCTTTTTCATAATCATCTATTGAGCCGCTGGAATTCCAATCATAATCGAGCCCAATCTCAACAACACGAATGAGTTCGTCATCATATTGCTTGGCCCAATAATTCCTTTGTTGGCCATACGCGTCCAACTCGGTCGTTGTGTCTTGAGCTAGATAACGATAGATTAAAAAAAATGTTTTATAGCATGAAAGATTCAGGAGTTGGGACGCAGAGTTTAGCAATAATGAAGAATCAAATCTTGTATGCCGCCAATCATACCCCATGGCATTCGACGCTTTACGGTACCATTTGACTTCAAGATCATCATCAATTGCCGTAGCCGCAAGATCATGGAAATCAGACCAATCGGATACCCCGAGTTCCATGATCGTTGAACGTATTTTTTGCAAATTTGCATCTACGCTGTATGCCATGTCGAGACACCTGCCTAAATACCATCAGAGGAATTCGCGCTTGACCCATTTAAGGAAAGCGAGGACCCCGATAGACCCTTCGATTTAGATGGAGTTCGTGATTTAGGGGCCTTACGTTTGGGTTTTGAGACCTTCTTTGATGGTGAAACGGATATTCCGTTAAATAACTTATCTTTCGATTCATTAAAATCGGACTCATTGATAACTATGAAACCGGTTTCATTCTCTGCAATTATTTTAACTGTCGGAATTTGCATTAAAAACTCCTTATTTGACCCCGCTTTAACACAAGGCCAAAAAGTAGAAGATGGAAAAAATTAGGGAGCGATTGCTACAGCGGAATCTGGCGAAAGCGGAACATATTGCATATACACCGTAATCGCGCCCGTGGCTGATGTTGATACGGCGGCGGGTATATTGGCGCCATATAGCACGGGATTTATAGTTGCTGAAAAAACAATAAATGGAGAAGCTAAAAAGACAATCAGGGTAAGGATGGGGACACTGATCATGGAAAAAGCTTTATTTCTATTGGGCATGATGCGAACCTCCATTGAATGCAACGGTATCCCATTGCGTACATTCAAGATATCGAATGTACGCAATAAGAGGAATGGTAAAAGGGTAGGTTAGCCTGCAATCCGAGTCGCAAACTCCGGCCGAATCAATTTGGCTCCCCACAAACAATCAAGTTCCCACATGGTCTGCTTATACATCCGAATCACTTCGAGACGCATGACGAGACCGGAAACCGGATCTTCCATGGTATAGCTGTTGTCCGGATTGAAGACCTTTTTGAGGGCTTCATCTGGAGCACGCATGGCCAGAGCAAAAGCGTCCCGATGGAACACGAGGTTGCAAACGTGCGTCGCTTTAAGCGTGATGGCGGTTGCCGATGTAGTAATGGGCACCTTAAGACCTGGTTCAAACACAATGGTCCCACCGCTACTTACGTCAGTGCTCCCAGTAACAACAACATACGTTTGGGAATCCCCCGCTATTGTGAATATATCTCCAACGAGAATTGTTCCGGTCCCAGCCGACGCAAGAGTGATTGTTTTTACCCCAAGGGCGTATCCTGCGTTATCAGTTGTTGCGCTTGCGGCGGTACCTGCCGTATGGACCGGAACACTATCATCAGCATTCCAATCAACCCCGAATTTACGACCAATTTCTCCGGAAATTTTCACCTCGCCAGAACCAATCTTTTCTGCATCGGAGAACTGGGAGAGTGCCAATGCTGAAGCCTCGGCATCATAATCCAAAACGCCTCTCCGAAAATCCCTGGGGCATTTCATCTTATTCAAGATTTTCCGTGAGTTGATTGCGGATAGAACCTCAACACCCGAACCAAAAGGTGCCGTACCAGCGGTTCCGGTATAGCCATACACGCCAACGTACTCGGAAAACACACTGTCATTCACAGCAGTGGCAAGAGCCTCAAACGCTGCACTCATTTCAAGTGGAATGAAGTCTGCTTGGGCTTCAATTTGACCAAGCTCATTATCGCTAAGGCCGAAGCTTGCTTTTTTCCAGTTATTCAATGAAATCTGAACTGTCGGAATGGTCAAATCCCCGGGGGTAGCAGGGTACGCTGCCGGAGTAACATCCGAGGCCGTCAATGAGGCGGCAACAGGGACATCAATTGTGGAGCCCTTTTTCTTGGCATCCATTGAATAGTCGAGATTGACAAGACGAGTCATGAGGACTCGTTCACGAAGTGACAGAAGTCCTCTTGCGAGAATTTTGGGTATAATAGCGGTAAGCGTGTTAGAAATAGGCATGATTGCTCCTTAAAAAAAATAGATTAAAAATTAGAGGTGCAACCACGTAAATATTACGCGACCGCGACCTCCCCGGATGCGATTTTCTCCAGATTTCGTGAAATGGCACCCTGGTCCCCACCATCAATTGTACTTCCAGTAAATGCGGGTGTTGCCCCACCGCCCGTGGCTCCTGAACCGCCACTGCCGGATTTCAAAAGCTTATCTTTTTGAGGATGTGATTTAATCAGGATTTCAATCGCTTCTTGGGGATCAGCATAATTCGAGCCTTGAAGCGAAAATATCTTATCCCCATTGCTGTCTAGAGCAAAGGTTTTGAGATCGCCGTCTTTTTCTTCAACAATGAAGTGTTTTCCAAATGAATCATAAGCGAATTCAGGAATCATGTTTGTCTTTTTTCGGATGAAATCACTTGAATTGAAGGCACTTTTGATAAGCTGTTTTCGTAACATTTCGTCTTTGTGCTTGATAACGTCTTCCTTCTCGTTAAGTAACTTAGAATAGTGTTTCTCTTTCTCAGAAAGCCTGGCCTCAAACGTTGATGCGACCCCCTCCTTGATCCGTTCAATCTCTTCTACGCCTGGGTTCCCTTTTTCTTTGTATGTTTTTACCAGGGAAATCGCTTCCGACGCACTCTTTAGATATTCCGGCACATCCTCAATCCCGGCGTCTAAAAGAGGTTGGAGCTCCTTTTTTACCTGATTGTATTTACCACGATGCTTGGCTGATTCTGTTGTGAGTTCCTTCAGCTTCAACATCATTGCGTCCGCGTTGAACTGTTCTTCGCGACCATCCGGATGTTGAAAAATAGGATTCCCAGATTCAATTAACACGTTTCCCGATTCGTCTGTTTTCCAAGGCATTCTGCACTTCCTCCTGATATGTGGGCAATCGGCCCTAAACCTGTGAGCAATCCGCTCAACTACCACTTAAAACGTTCGGCAATCCGCCGATAAAACGAAATGTATAAGTGCAAATTATAGAAACAAAACCCATAAGCGCAATTTATACTTGCCAAGTATCATAAACTAAGTTTATGATTGTCAAGCGAAAAAAAGGAAAAAGGAAAATAAAATGGACATACGAGCGAAAATACGGGACGAAAGAAACAAATGTATGTGGCTGGAGGTGTATTGTGCCGGAGGCATCACCGCTATGGACACGTGCAAGGATCTAAAAATATCAATGCAACGAGTGCAAAGATGGAGGGATCAAGATGCCGAATTCGCTGAAGCTTATAATTTTGTAGATGTGACCCACCATGAGATTTGCTCCAAGGAGGATACCCCGTATATCGAATTAGTCGGTGACAACCATTTAAAGCTGGTGGAAAAGAATCGTGATGAAAAATATGCAATGGATACAATAGAGAAAAACATTGTGCACAAAGAAGATATCGAAAAGCTAAAAACAAAATGGTTGAAAGCATTTGAACAATTATATTTTAACATCATAGAAACATGCAAGGCTTGCGGTATAACGAGGAGCGTGTTCAACTCATGGCTCAAAACAAGCGCGAAATTTAAAGAAGCGTATCTTGAGGCAAATGAAGCCAAGATGGATTTTATTGAAAGCCAATTGATGAGAAATATCGGAAAAGGTGACGGTCCGAGTATTATTTTCGCATGTAAAACGCGACTAAAAGACAGAGGATATATCGAAAAACAAGAGATAAAACATAGTGGGAATTTTGGAGTAATGGTTGCACCGGGAACGGCCAAGAGTGAAGAAGAGTGGGGAAAGAGCGCGGCAGCACAACAAGCCCAACTGGAAGCTCAAACGAGCACAGTAGAAAAGATGAGGGAGAATGGATAAAGGGAAAAAACGAATAATCTGGGAACCGCAAAAAGGAAGCCAAACGGTTTATCTAAACTGTCCAATATACGAAGTGTTGTATGATGGAACCAGAGGAAGCCAAAAAACAGATTCTTTGATTATGGATTTCGCGCAACATGTTGGCCAGGGTTACGGTGCTGCATGGAGAGGGGCCATATTCAGGCGAACTTACAAGCAACTTGACGATATAATCGAGAGAACAAAAAAATGGTATTACCAGATTTTCCCTGGGGCGAAATATAATAAACAGAGCTACACTTGGGAATGGGCTACAGGCGAGAAGCTCCTACTCAGGCATATGGACAATGAAGGGGATTACTGGAATTATCATGGGCACGAATTGCCCTTTATTGGATGGGAAGAGCTGACAGGATGGCCCGATAACAAATGCTATGAAGCAATGAAAAGCTGTTGCAGATCAAGCGACCCGAATGTGCCAAGGAAATATAGAGCCAATACGAACCCATGGGGAGTTGGGCTCAACTGGGTAAAGAAGTATTTCGTGGACCCTGCTCCGGCCGGACAGGTAATTATAAATGAAGCTGATGAAAAAAGAGTTAGAATCCACGGATCAATCCTTGAAAACAAAAAATTTATAGAAGCGGACCCCGATTACCTTAAAAAGTTGAATGCTATTAGCGATCCGAACAAAAGAAAGGCTTGGCGCGATGGGGATTGGGACGTTACATCCGGCGGTGCTCTCGATGATGTTTGGGATGCAAAACGACACGTAGTCGAACCCTTTAAAATACCAAGCACCTTCTATTTGGATAGGTCGTTTGACTGGGGTTCAGCAAAGCCGTTCTCTGTCGGCTGGTGGGCAGAAAGCGATGGGTCGGATATAACTTTGGCCGATGGAACAATGAGATCGTTTCCAAGGGGCACCCTTATAAGAATCAATGAATATTATGGATGGTCCGGTGTGGACAACGAAGGGTGTCGAAAAACAGCCGCTGAAATTGCACAAGACATAAAAGGGGTTGAAAATTCGGCATCTTTTAGAAACCTGATAGGAAACAATGAAATTCACAAAGGACCGGCTGACAGCTCAATCTATACGGAAGAAAACAATATGTGTATTGCCGCAGATATGCGGAGAGAGGGTATTGATTGGACAAAGGCAAATAAGGCACCCGGAAGCAGGATGCAAGGGCTCGAAAAGGTTAGACGATATTTAAAAAACGCAACAGCAACCCCAATGGAAAAGCCTGGCTTGATCATATTCAACACTTGCCGGCATTTCCTCCGGACTGTCCCCACGCTTCCGAGAGACAAGCGGAAACTTGAGGATGTGGAAACTTCGGCAGAAGATCACTGTTTCCATTCCGATACGGAACTCTTAACAGATGACGGCCCTTATAAGATAGGCGATTTAATTGGAAAAAGGGGGTATGTGTTATCCGTAGGAGGCTATTTTGCTAAATTCGATAATTGCAGAATGACAAGAACGGCTAAGGTTAATAAAGTGACTTTTGAAGACGGGCTTGAGAATATCTGCACAAATGATCATGAATTTTTAACAAATAACGGATGGGTAGAATCACAATATTTAGTTGATAATCTTGATGAAATGCGATACGCTATCTTAGCTTTCAAAAAAAAAGGAGAACGTATATGCGAGTCAAAATTATCAATGATACTGCACAAAGCTTTAATGGAACAGTTTACTACCTATGTAAACCATACTTTCAGAAAAACGGAAATCGACTCCATAGAGAAGTTTGGGCATACCATAATGGAGCGATCCCAAAAGGAAAGTGCATTCATCACGAAGACAATAACCGAAGCAATAACCAAATTGAAAATCTTAAACTACTTGATGGTCGGAAACATAACTCACTGCATGGAAAACTTAACAACCATGATAACTGGCAAGCAGCAATGCAGAAAGGTGCTAAAAAATGGCATGGGAGCGAGGATGGGATCGCTTGGCATAAAAAACAATACGCAAAACATTGCAAAGACAAAATACATGAAAGAATATCTAAATTTTGCACACAATGTGGTAAAGAGTACGATGGTATCAAAAGACAGAAATTCTGTTCTAACGTGTGTAAATCAGCATATCGGAGAAAAACAGGCGAGGATATTATTGAAAAGAGATGCATCTGGTGTGGAAAATTATTTGAATCTCAGAAATATTATAACATCGCAACTTGTTCGAGAAGCTGCGGGGGCAAACTCGCTGCATCAAATAGGTATAAAAAAAGTTGAACCCGCAGGCCATTCGAAGGTCTGTTGCATGAATGTGGAAGGTCTCCACAGTTTTGCGCTGAAAAATGGAGCAATTGTGTCCAATTGCTATGACGAGCTCCGCTACAGATTATTGCAAAAACGATTCAAGAAAAGAACCCAGCAGAAATATAAATAAATCTCACATAATGAGGTGAACCATGAAAAAAGAAGAACTCCTAAAGACCAATGAAATGTATAATAGAAATAAAACTAATTGGGAGTTTTATGCGGCAGCATATGGAGGAACAGAAAAACTTATTGAGTGGGGGGTGTTACGGCAATTCGAAGATGATATTGCGAACTTCAATGCTCGAAAAAATGCAGCGTTTGGATTCAATTACACTAAACGTATTGTAAACACCGTAAATGACTTTTTACGAGAGACCCCGTTTGAAGAAGATATTGGGGTACTGGGGAAAGATGAATTATGGGACGCATTTACAAGAGATTGTGATTTATACGGAACAAACTGGGACAACTTCTGGAGCAGGAAACGAAAATGGGCAAGCGTGTTCGGCCATTGCGGGATATTGGTAGATAAAGCGAGTGGAACATATGAGACAAGGGATGAGGAATTGGAGCTCGGTATATACCCATACCTGGCATACTACTCACCTTTAAATATTCTGGACTGGAAATACGAAAGAGACGAGGTGACCAATAGACCGACCTTGGTGTATTTGAAGTTGTATGAAACCGGGGATATTGTGCGAATATGGACACGGGAGAAGTGGGAAGTTTGGCGAATCCCAGAAGAGAGCGATAAGACTCCGTTGATTATTGCAACAGGAGCAAACCCATTTAAGGCAAACGGTTTACCAGGGAAAATTCCGTTCGTATGGTATGGGAATGGCCAAGATTCGGAAGATGCTGGTGAAAGCACATCAGACGTAGCGGACATCGCTATGATTGACGCATCAATGATACGAGATGCAAGCAATGCCGATGAGGTGATAACAAACGCCGCTTTCCCGATGTTGGCTATACCAAAAGAAGAAATAACAGAAGGTGGCGAGAGCACGGCGGTGGAAATAGGACCAACGCGTCTATATGAATTTGATTCAGGGAACCCTGGCGACAAGCCGTTTTGGTTAGAACCAAAGGTAAAAGACTGCATTGACGCGATCCTTAAATTATGGGAACAAAAAAGCGATGAGATATATGGGATTGCGAACCTCAGCGTAATCAAGCAAATGGCCAATTCAAAATCAAATCGTAGCGGAGACTCGCAGAAAGAATCATTTCGTTTTCTAAACGCCGCTCTTGCGGAGAAAGTCGATAGCGAAATCGAAGCGAGGCTCTTATGTATAAAATATTGGATGATGTGGCAAGGCCTGGAAAGTGATATTAAAAACATCAATATCGCACATGAAAAAAAGTTCAATACTGAGAAATTACTATTGACGATTGACGATGCCATGAAAGCAAAAAACGCGGTTGATTCGCGAGTATTCGGAGTGGAAATTGAAAAGATGATCGCCAAACGTGTGCTTGGAAATATTAGCAATGAAAAGATGAATGAAATCGAAAAGGAAGTGGAAATGGATAGCGGCACACCGAAACAGAATGAGGCTGAGAATCAACAATAATGAGCGGACCCACACCCATGTATGGGTCCGCTTGTTTGCGTTAGCCGATCCCGGCGTCACGCAAATCTGCCATGACCGCTTTGGCCGTAGCACTGTCAAACGGTTCGCCGTAGTTTTTGCACGCAAACCAATGACGTTTTCCTTCGGCAGGATCGTCATAGTTTATCAGCCACGCGTCATGCTCTCTCGCCATTTTATCTGCCTTTTTAGGCAAGAAGCCAGGTCCTAATCCAAAATGATATTCGCTCATTTCAATCTCCTTTCCCAGTATCGGAATACCGGGGGATGCTAATGGCATCCATCTTCATCGTATTTTATCGATTCAAAGAAATCAGATTCATCCTCATCTGTGAGGGTGTAATCGCCGTCTTCATATGTCTCATAGAACCAGTTGTCAAAATCATCAAGCCGACACTCTGCATCGGCGTTTGGTTCTCCATCTATTCCAGAGTCGAGCATCCAAACACCATCAACAGTGTGGCGCACGACTGGGTCCATAGGGCATCCACCGTAGGTTGTTTCTAAATTGTCGGCATCAGCGTAAAAATGTTTCGCGGCCGTATAGACTTCTTTGAATGTACCTTGAGTTCTCATTACAATCTCCTTTCCAGGTATCGGGTGGATACCGGGGGTGTTAGATACTAGCCTATTCAAACCGGATTCCGACAGAGCGCATCGCCTTTTTAAATGCTTTCGCTCTCAGTTCGGGGCTAAGATTGAAAAGGGCGTGGGCGTTCGCCTCTCCCGATATTCCATCCTCCATGCCGTCATCGTTTATTTTGATGGCCTTCCGGTAAATATCTTTTCCTGCC